TTGACTGTTGTTTATCTCTAAATTCAACCGAATAAACTTTTCTAAATTCCCTATTTTCCATTATTGTTATCACCTCCTTGTCCATTAGAAATACTATCTTTTTGCCATGTAGCTTGACCATTTATAAGATTCTCCAAAGTAACTTGTCCTGAAGGTAATAAAATAGTATCTCCACCTTCAATTCTAGGAACGCCTAAAATATCTTTAGCCTGATTAATACTATAAATACCATTTTTTACATAATCAATAAGAATATCTTTCTGTTTTTCCGGACTTGTTCTAAGCATACTATTTATATTAAATCTAATCTTATATCCATTTTTTCTATCATTACCTAATAATTTATAATCCATTTCCTGTTCTAATTGAGTTAATATTGGATTTATGGTATTAGTTAAATATGATATATTTTCATCTTCAGTTAAAAAACCATCGTTTAACAATGAAAATGGTATTCCTAAAGCTGTTGCAATATCTTTTTTACCACTAAGCTTTAATTCCGCAAACTGTGAGTCTACAAGACTTAAATTTAATGGATTTATGCTAAAACCTGCTGGTACTGTAAAAATTCTACCTTTACTACTATATAACCTATTAAATTTCTCCTGTGCTGTTTTCAATTCTTTCTCATCTTTCAAATCACTTGTTAATTGCACAACTGCTTTATTGGTTAATCCATTACTAAATAAGTCGTTCTGATAAGATTGTGCTTTTAAATTAGTATCTATAGTTTCTTTTATGTAATTTTTAGTAGATTTACTATTAATGCCATCCAAACTATTGTCTCGTAGTATAATCATATCTTTAGATAAGCAAGTATCTTGAACTCCACAACACTCAAAATCAATTAACACTTTATTTTGTTTGGTAGAATTTATTAAGCCAACATTATCAATTGTATATTGCAAAATCTTTACTGGATACAAAGCCATTGCATTGCCCTTAACGTCTTTATCAATAAAAATTCCACTTGACCCTTGGTGGATATTTAACATCGCAACACTTTTAAATAAATCAAATCTAGTCATTTCAGAATTTGGTCTTAAATTTAATAATTCATTCAAAGGATGGTTAATTGCTTCTATTTCTCCATTGTCAGTTTTTAATTTTATACTTAAACTTAAACTACCAATGGTATTTCCTAAAATATTTAAACCTCTTAAGTAATTTTGTTCATTTAATGAATTATTACTTATATAATCTTCACCTTTTATCCAAGAAGTCCAGTTAAAACTTTCTCCAGTTGAATCTCTTTTCTCTAATTTATTAAATATCATCTATTTTTCACCTCACTTTCTATCAAATTTAAATGAAAATATACCATAAGCAATTAAAATTAAAGCTAAAAAGTACATTCCAAAGTAAAAATTCATTAAAAAGTTGGTGAAAATAATTATAATTAATCCAATAAAAAAAGCCATTTCTTCAACAAAATACTTGTAAGAAACAGCTTTTTTAACCCAATTATTAAGTTTTTTTAGTCTATTTTTCAATTATTTCACCTCATTTTTTACCAATTAGCAGACATTACTTCAAGTGCCTTGACTGCATCGTATTCTTCCTCTTCAATATATAATTCTGTCATACAGAATATTAATGTAGCTAACATATCAATACGCTTTCTATTTTTCATAGCTTTATCCTTGGCGAGCATTACATCTCCACTCTTACCAACATTTAAAATACCATTGCTAACGCACCAATCCAATAATTCATTCTTTTTATAATAAACCTTTCCATTATAAACCATATCCCTAAATGCTTTTGTTGCAACTGTAAGATTCGTAAAAGTTTGTTTTAATAGAATAACTTCATAATCTTCAGCTAAATTTTCCATTGTTTGCTTCATATTAAACGGATCACTAATAATACATTTAATTTTGCAATTATATGTATTTTCTATATTCCTTATGTATTGCTCTAATAAATTATAATTTACTGTGAATCCTTCATGAATATCACAATATCTATTGCGTTCCATTTTAAAATAATCAATCTTTTCTCTACGGTCTGCCATGTTTTCTTTTGGCAAGAATCCATGTGACATACAGTAATATTCTCCATTTTCCTTATACATAATACTTACACTTGTTAAATCTAGAGAAATTGAACCATCTACAGCAACTACTACTTCCTTATCTCTAAAATCAATTTTATCTTTTCTACACTTTTTCCATAAATTCATGTCCATATAGGCTTCTTCTTTATTTTCTTGTAAAAATACATTCATTGTTTTTGTTAAATACTCCCCTTTCGCGCTCGGTTTTTCTAATGCAATCTTTCTATCTTCACGCATAGTATTGTAGTTTTCTTCAATCCTTAATGGATTTGCCATATAAATTCCTATATCATCCCACAAATGTTCTTCTGTTGCATAATAAATTAATGCAAATTGTCTTTTGTTCTCTAATGTTCCCTCTAAAACTTTTCTAATATAATCTAAATCCTCTTCCATAATTGAATTATTTATCTCATAAGCAGTAGTTGTACGGAAAACCAAGCCATTAAGAACATTCTTCATTCCTGATTTCATAGCATTAAAATTGCTATTTTCACTAAAGTTTCCATGCTCATCACTTACAAAAGCTGATGGCCGAACCGAATTATTTTTTCCCGCTTCCGCAGTACGTGGTTCAAAGAAACTTCCAGTTAACAAACATTTAATGCTGCCTGTTTTAGTAGTAGATACTTTGAAATGCTTTTTAATTAGTGGACTTGCCCCTATGATTTGTTCCATGCTTTTCTTTATTTCAGCAGATAATTCCTTAGTCAAACATATAGAATAAAATTCTGAATACTGTTGTTCTGTAAGCAGTAATAAAATAAATACAATTCCTATTAATGCAGTCTTCGAGTTCTTTCTAGCTATAAAAAGCGTATTATCGTTATATCTAAACTTATATGACTTGTCTTTAAATCTCCATCCGAAAATATTTGCAATAAAAAAGCATTGGAATTCAGCTAAGTTTTCCAACACTTGTTTACCCGCTACAAATCCTGTAGCAAAATTTAATAATTTTAATAAGTCATTTATAGTTTTTAATTTCTTCTCATCAAAATAAAACTCAAAGTCATTATATTTTTGATTCTTATAATAGTCATCTAAGAAAATTGTGCATTGTTGCACAACCTCTTTTGTAGTTATTTCTTCTCCATTTACAACATCGTTAGCATATTTTATTGCTTTTTCTAATAGTATCATTGACTATCACCTTTTAATATTTTCAATAACTCATCCTGAGATTCTTCAATTTGATTTAAATTTAAAACTGCTAATGCTGCTCTATCCTTTGGACTTAATCCTAACTTTGCTGAAAACTTCTCAAATATTTTTGAATATTTATCATATGTTTTTACTGCATTATTCTCTACGCCATTTTCATCAAATAATCCATTATCATTTATATTTTGTTGACAGGTTTGCATTCTGTCTAAGGCCTCTGCAACTATTGTAACTACAAACTTGTCACCACCATTTAAGAATCCAGTAGGTAATAATTTTATTATGTTCTTATATAATTTTTTACCATTGGCACTTAATTCTTTTGGTGGTTTAATTGAAACTTCTGTATCACCTTTTAATTTTTCTTCTGTTCGTTGTCTTGATTCTATTTCAGCATTACTTTTATGATTATTTTGTAATGCCACGGGTTTTATATTTGGCATTTTTATCACCTACCTTCCTGTAAATATCTGAAAATGGGGATTTTTTAAAGCGTGAGAGTACCACGGACTTTCAAGGCTTATTTATTTTTCTCGAGCCCCTCCCCCGAGTCTTTTATAGTCCACATTCGGAACATTATCCATATTCTTTTTCAAATTTCCTAATCAATCCAAATAATATGTCTTGCATTCTCTTCTTGCTATCATAATTCTTTTCATATTGATTATGTATCAACTGATGACACCTTGAGCATACACAACACAAATTACCCTCATCTAACCATCTACTATCATCATCCTCTGTTGGTATTACATGGTGCACAGTCGTAGCATTAACTATTTTATTATCTTTTAACAAACAAACAAGACATAGTCCCATAAACTTCCTGTATATCAAATCCCTCAAACGAATCCATGTCTTGCTACTATATAACTTCTGCCTGTCCTTATCCTGCCTATGTTTCTTGTATTCCTTGTAGCTCTCCTTAATACATTCACATTGTCTATCATATGGCACTTTCTTGCCACAGCGTTGGCATATCTTTATTAATGAAATAATAATCACCTACCTATTTTTTCTGCACAAAAAAATAAGCTGTTGCAGTAATTTTTGTGCAACAGCCCATTTTATTAATTAAGTTCTTTCATATTTTTAATTAATACAATCTATTTTTCTAAACCCCATGCAAAAGTCTCTAGTGCCCAAATTGAATTTTTATCGTTTATGGTTTTAATTCCATCTCTAAAAGCAACATGAAATATTCTTAATACAATTTCTTTTTTGCCTTTTGAAAAATTTTCTATATTATGTATTATTATGTCATATAATGAAACTAGGTCATCTTTTGTTATAGTATAGTTATGCATTTTATCAATATATTTCTTAATTCTTTGTACATCTTCTGCATCAAATTTCATATAATTTTTATTGATTGCTACTAATGCTCTGTTATAGACTTTATCATGTATATTTTCCATAATTTTCACCTTATCTCTCAAAATATAATTATCCTGTAAAATTTTTAAATACTTGCACTATTTATCTTCATACATTACAGTTATAACTGTAAAACTTAGTGCTGTGCCACCATCTTTCATAAAAGGTGATACTGATTGCTTTATATCAATTACCTTTTTACTGCTTATAAACGTATTTACCTTTGATTCTATATTATTTGTATCAGTAGTTTCACTTAAATAACTTTTAAATATTTTAATTTTCATAATCCTCACCACCTTTCCCATAAAATATAACATTCTACAGAAAAGTGGTAAAATCCTCCTAGTAACTACAAATAACACTCAATAATTTCTCAGCAATATCCTTATCACATTTTTGGAATATTCCATATATGTAACTCATACCTATTCACCTCGCTTTTCTTCCCCAATAAAATCATATATCCTTTTCATCAAAGCTTCTTTCTTAATCCTTTCTTTTCTATCACTTAATAAATCAAATCCAATGCCTATTATTACAACAAATGTTGCTCCTGCCGCGAATTCTTTCAAAGTATTTGTATCCAGATTTAAAAATATAATAGATATAAACATGCATGTCCATAAAAATAAATTTATTATACCTAGCCATTTATTTAATCTATCCATTATTACACCTCCTATATAGTTACGCATTTCCATCTATATCCGTTTTTTATGTTACTAACTAAAGTTCCAGAAATATTGTACATTTCTGATATTAATATTTGTTTAACACCTTTTCGTAGCATTTCTTTAATTTTTCTAACATCATCCTCAGATAGTTTAGTATTGTGGGGATTACTCTCACCATTGTTAGCATTTCTTCTTTTTTCTGTTTCTTCTAGATTAGGCTTAGTAGTTCTTCTCTTACCCTTTTCATCTTTATTTACTATCGTCGCTTTATTCATCTTTATATATTTTGTTTCAAGTGAATCAAGTTCGCTTTCAGAACATTCTGCAAGAACGCTAAAATATAAATCTTCTGTATTAAATAAAACTTGTAACTCATGTTTGTTGGTTTCCGCATACTCACCATTAATTAATAGTGAGTTATGCCTTGAATAAGCATCATTACATTCCTTCGCTCCACCAATATACTTTACAACACCATATTTATTGGTGATTTTATATATTCCACATTTATTTAATTCTCCATTTCTTACTAACATAATAATTCCTCGCTTTCATTTTATAATTTATTTTTATTTTTTTAATATTTCTATTGATTTTTATTTGCTATTCCTATATAATTAAGATATAAAGGAATATTATACTTACTTTTAATGTAAAATAATAAATGAAAAAAGCACTCCATCCGACCAAAGATAAGTGCTTTACATATGAACCTCGTTATGTATAATAGAATTTATTTGTTTACATCTTTTATATAATCTTTATATTCACAAACACCAATAAATTCACATTTCTCAGTTTTACATCTTACAGAATTTGTACCATCATTCGCAAATGGTAATATTATATTTGTCTGTCTACCAATCTTTCTTATATTTACATCATAACCTTTTTTACATTGATTTATCATTATCTTCCTCCTATGTTATATGATATAAATATTATAACATATTGTAATGGCTTACACTAATGAAATTCGACATTATTTTACTTTTTTTTGAACATTCCTATTAACAATTACATAAAATATCTTTTAATTTCTTTTCAGCATTTAACATCTCATCAATTCTCTCGCTTATGCTTATTTCTAACAATTCCAATGACCTTTTACACGATTCAATAGTTGCTTTATTTTCTTCAGTATCTTCCAATTCACTCATAGTATCAAGAAAATTCTCCAATGATTCTTCGGTTGTAAGCAAGGATTGAAAATTTAGTTCCTTCAAATCCTCAATAATTTCCCTATTCGATCTGCTATGTAATCTATTTTCTAATTCATAGGCTTCTTTATATGTTAATTCTCCATGAACCATTTTAGTTACCATTTCTTTATTACTCATTTTAAATTCTCCTTCCTGCTTTTCAGATAAAGCATAACCATAATATTTTTTTACTGGAGTAATTCCGTAAGAGTCACCTATCATCTTCAATAGGATTGCAAA